ATGAAAGCGGAAATGGAAAAACGCAAACAGGAAATCGAAGCGAAAAAAATCGCCGGGGAGGTAACGTTAATACAGTTACCAAGCGTTATCCCACTGCCCGCGGACGCGCCTGTGTTACCGCCACCGCCTGAGCCGCCCGCGCCTGAGCCTGAGCCCGCGCCTAAGAAAGTAAAACCCAAAGCCGCTCCGGGTAAAGCGAGTGGCAAAATTAAAAAGTAAGTTAAAGCGATGAAAGTTTTAGATTTTTTAAAAAGGGTTTTAGACGAGGCGAAAGCTGACCTCGCTAAAGCCGGAGTTACTGAGTTAACCGCGGAAACGGATTTACCCGATGACGTTGTTAACACTTATTCAAGTAATCTGTTAACGCGGGAGCGCGCTGAGGCGGACCCGGTTATCTTTGGAAAGTTACGCGGGCGTCTTTACGCTGAGGTTAACGACGGGTTCGACCGTGACTTTGTGGCGTTTGCTGAGGCTAACCTTCCAAAGGAAACAACCGAAAAAATTAAAGCGGAAAAGATTACGCGCGCTAAGTGGGATTTATTACGGGGCGCGTTACCAAAGAGCGGGACCGAGACTGAGCAAATGAAAGCGGCCCGGTTGGAAATTGAAAAGTTACACACGGAATTAAAAGCAAAGGACACCGCGTTTGAAACGTTTAAAGGTGAAGCGGACGGTAAGTTAAACGACTTTCAAAAAAGTTATTTACTGTCTCAGGAGGTAGCTAAACTTCCTATCGCTGACACTGCAAAGCAATTTTTAACGTTAGCCGATATACAAAATAAATTTGTCGAGGCGATAGGTAAGAAAGGTATAATCCTAACGTTGGAAAACAACACGTTAACCCCTAAGGTAAAGACAGCCGAGGGTGCTTTAATGGATCATTTCGTTGGTAATGTTAAAAGCACGTTACCTGATCTATTTAAAACTGAGTTAACGCAGTACCTTAAACAGTCTAACGGGGGCGGTAACCCTCCCGCACCGCCCGCGCCACCCGCGCCCGGTATACCCGCGGGCGGGCTGAGCCTTCAGGAAATGAACGCCCGCGCTGTAAAGGAAAAGTTTGAAAAAATGAAACAGGGGCAGTAATCACTCAGGGCGGGGGAGCCCGTAAGCTGTCCCGCTTTGTTTTTAAAATTATTTTCGCTTATATTTGGTTCTATGTTCAGCGTTTCAGGCTGAAGGAGTTTTTAAAGGGTGTCTAACACCGGATTTTTTTTCTTAGAAGCGACACAACGCTTGGCTGTCTTTCTCTTTTCGAATTTAAAAACTAAAATCTTATAACAATGAAAAATCAAAAAACTTCTTCTATGGGTACGCTGTTAGCGTTCTCAATTAATCTTTTGCTATTTACCTGCCTCATGTTATTTGTACCGCTCGGTGCTGAGTCAGGGGTGGTCCTTGCCGCGACACCTTTCGTAAACCTCGCGGGCGCGTGCTCTTCGATTTTGACTTACGTTGAAAGTATCGCGGGGCAAAATAATCCTTTCACGCTCGGAAGGAAAATCGGCGCGTTAGATTATATCACAAGCCCGATGAACGGTGGTATTAAAGCGAGTTTAATTTCGGTTGACAGCGGGCGAAAGTTAGCGCACGGTCGCGTTGTGTATAAGCAAAGAGCCAGACCTTGTGACATGGTAAGCACCCCGGTTGGTCTATGTACTACTCCCCAAACGCCACGCCCTAAAGAAGTAGATGTAACGATTAACAATTACGTTGGGTCTAAGCCTCAGTCGTTTTCAAACTCTGATATGATTAACATTTGTCAGGACACGACCGGGTTTATTCAGGACTATGTTCTGAGCTTTATGCGCGCGGGCCGCGAGCGCGTAAGCGAATTAATCCTCGCTGATCTGAAGTCAACCGTTGGTATTAACTACCAACACAACGGTAGTGTTACAGCACCGGGCGCGTGTGTTAGCAAAACTTTAATCGGAACGGTTAACAGCCAAAAAGTTCCGCTGTTTGGTAATTACTCAGACATCCTCCTCGATTATCAAAATAACCAACTTAACGGTATACCCGTTATGATCGGGGACGGAAATTTTTGGCAGTTTACTCAGTTAGCCGCGCTCGCGTGTTGCAACGCGTCTATCCCGTTTGATAACGCGGTGATGGCAGCGCAAGCGGCGATCTATATTGATCAGGCCGCGAGCCGTGTGTTAACGGCTAATCAAATTATTATGACCGGGTTCGGTATCAATCACTTGCTGTGGTTTAATGAGAATTTGAACATTAACATTAACACCCCTATACAACAGCATATAGTGGTGCCTGACCCTCTATACCCAGCGTTATCTTGGGACATCGATTTCGTGTTTGACGAGTGTACGAAGTCATGGATTTTCAAAATCGGTGCGTGGGTTGATACGTTTAACGTTTTTCAAGCTGACTCGTTTGGAAGCGACCCTTCGCTGACCCCTGATTGTCACGATGACCTCGAAGGTATGTTAGGCAATTTCTGCTATAACATAGCCGCGGTTTAATTTTGCTGTAAGTGTTAGTCGTCGGGGTTAGCTTTGCCCCGGCGACTTTTTTTAAAAAGCACGCGTAAAGCAAGCGGGACGGAAAACATAAACACTTTAGCGATGTTAATACTCATACCTTTAGAAGGCCCCTCAGCCACCGGGTTACAAGCCAAAGAACTCATGGGCTTAACGGTTAATTCGATTAATGAGTTAGCCGACTCAGACGTAACAAACTTCGAAAAATTTTACGACGAGTTATACCTCAGGGCTTACAGGGCGTTGCTATCAGACGCACAAAAAATCCTTAGCGGTTTTTATAAGTACCCGGACGGGACTTATGTATCAGGCAAATTTAATTTTAACAAAAAAATATCGACCCTCGAGACGTCTGAATTTATTAGCGTCTTACAGGGTAACGCGGGTTATGCCGGGGCGCGGATCACATGGCCTCCGAGTCAGTATAGCGTTGCCAACGTTGGGATAGTAAACGTGTTTATCAAAACGTTACAAAGCCCTTCGATAGTAACGTTGCGTATATATGATAACACGCTTGATCCTTTGCTTGGCGGCTTACTCTATGAAAAAGAGTTCCCGGTAAACGCAGGGTTAAACTCGTTACCAGTTTTCTTTAACGTTAACACGGTCGATTTTTCTATACTGATCGATTTAGCTGATCAGGTTTTCTATCAGTCAAAACAAAAGTTTTATTATAACGGGGAGTGGATCGATCAGGACATTTCCTGTTCTATGCCTTGCGCGGGCGGTGCTATGATCAGTTACCAAATAAACGGTGGCGGTGTTAACGCGTTTGTTACCGCGCTCTGTTCTTTGGAACGTTTCATCGAGCAAAATTTTGCGCTGTTTCAATTTCAATTATATTACTCTATCGGTCGGGAATTTATGAAAGAGCGGATTACCTCTGACCGGGTTAACCAATATACCGTTATCAGCTTAGAACGCGCAACGCAATTACTAACGTTATACGAAACGGACTATGTAAACGCGTTAGACTCTTTGCGGTCTATTAATCAAATCCCTGAGGACTTTCAATGTTTTAATTGCAAATCAGTTTTGTCGACAAAGAATTTATTACCTTAAACAATTTATATTATGGCAAAGATTATTAAAACACCTACTATCCCACCAAAAGCACCGCGTACTGCCGGGGGCAAAAGCGGTGGCTGCTCAAGCTGCGGACGATAACGTTTGGGTTATATGTTTAAAGACGTAACCGAAAAACTCGATAACTTTGAGCGCGAGCAACGCAAGGCCGCGCTTACGGTTTTCGCTATTCATAAGCCCCGGATATTCGAACGCGGTATAAACGCTAACGGGGGTAAGATAGGCGAGTATAAGGACGGCCCCTATAAAGCTATGAGGGCAAAGCGCGGGAGGGAGACCGCGTTTGTGAATTTAGAAATGTTCGGCTCGATGAAAAAAGATTATCAACCCACCAAAGTAGGTGTGGTCGGTTACGGTTTCAGTAATCAGAAAGAGTCGGATAAAGCTGATTTTAACGAAGAGCGTTACGGGCTGATATTTGAGTTAACACCTGAGGAGGCAGCGTTATACGCTCAGCTTTTGTCGGATCAAATTTTTGGTAAGAAATGAAAAGACGCCTCGCGCTTATTTTTTTAATCGCGTTAATAACGTTACTATTAGCGGGGTGCGTGTCAGTAAATTACTCGCGGACGGTGGTACATAAAACAAAAACAAAATGAATGATCCCGTTTATGATATTATAAGAAACATAGAGGCGGCGTTGGCCAGTAAGTTTACGGGTAAGTATTACGGGCTTTGTGAATTAGTTAACGGTCAGGCTGAGCGTTACCCGGTAACTATCGCCACGAAACGTGACCGCGTTAACCCGGCAGATACGTGGCAGCTTCAGATATACCACAGACTATTAGCCGGGGTAAGGGTTCCGGAGGAAGAGTTCGGTCGTAACGTTGTCATTGATCAGACGGTCCGCTTAGTTATAATCGCTAACGTTAACATGGGCGAAACGTTACCGCACAAAATTGTAAAAGCGTTACCGCGTAAAGTAATCGTTACAGAAGGCGCGGGGATGTTAACTGATATTATGAACTTAAACACAGACCACGAAACGATAGCGACAACCGAATTTGGTCCTATGCCTGAGGATAAACATCGTTTAGTTAAAAATCTTTTTGTTATAGAGTACACGTTGCGCTTGCAGCTTTGTGAGCCTATACCTTTAAACCCTTAACGTTATGAATATACAAATCCAAAACGAGGTTATTAATTATCTAAGCACCGGGGCGCGGGCGGATTTTTTTTATCACAAAGGAACTATCGCGGTTTACGATGTAATATTATTAAACCTACCGCAAGCGATCTCAGGCGTAACGATTAAAATTTACGCAAAGCAAAACGGCGATTTGTTACACACGTTTATCGGCGGGGTTACTCCTCCCGACCGTTTTGTCTGGGCAATTTTATTTACTGATTTCGCAAATGATAAGCCGTTAAACTATTGGGTTGAAGCGGTTGATCAATCATTTCAATTATTATTTTATGGGTCCTTTACCTTAATGTAAACAGCAATGAGTAATCCAAAATATACAAAAGGCGAACGCGGAAGGCGTAACGTTTTTATGATGGACCTAATCGGGTTCGGCAGCGGTAGTGATAACGGTGGGGGTACGCCTTCACCTGTGCAATTATACATTCCTATCCCGGACGCGCCTTTCTCAACCGGGTTTAATAGAGTGCAAGCGGGGCTAACGGTTGCCGGGCAATTTCGCACGTCTGATTTCGGTGGGTTCTTTGATATTATAATGGACGGTAACTTTACAGACGGGATAACGTTTGCGGGTCCCATCTTAGGTACTCAGGCGGTGCCGTATCGTTTTGTAAACAAAGCCGCGTGCGTTGTCGGTAATAATACAAAAGGGTTTGCAACGGTTAACGCGTCTATCGATTATATAGAAATTTACGGAAAGAACGCGGCCACGCCTATGATCATTTTTGCGACGGGGGCGTCCTTTAGCGCGATAGTTTGGGCGGCTCAGTCAGGCGGTACAAGTTTATTAATACAAAATATAGTGGCCAAAGACGCTGACTCCTCAGGCGTTTTAATTAATACATCCTCGGCAACGTCAACCTATCGAAATTTAATTTTTAAGTTTTACCGAAACATCGGAAAGCTAACAGGCGAGGAAGGATTTTATTTAGGTAGTACGACCACACCCTTTGCGACCTTTGGTAGTATAACTATACAAGATTGTTTCATCGCAAATAAGGGGTGGGACTCAGCGCAAATCGGACACTGCTTTAGCCTGAGCATGAACCGTTTTACGTCTTACAACACCGGGGTTGATAACACGAATCAGCAGGACCATTTAATACAGGTTATAGATACTAACGGCTTAATCGAAAATTCTGTTTTTGATTTGGCCCCGCGCCTGTGTAACATCTTTACCCACGGGATAACGTTTCGTAACTGTTACTTCCGCTTTAATGATCCTACCGAGTTAGGTTTCATTGGTAGGACTGATAATTTAAGTTATTACCCGACCCCGCGCTTTAACGGTCTGCCGATCTTATTTGAAAATTGCGTTTTCCATGACATGAGCGGGTCCGCGGTTGGCGCGTTAGTTAACGTGCAGGAGCGTATAGCAAACGTTGAATTTAAAAACTGTCAGTTTCAAACGCTTAAAACGATTTTGTTTCAGGACAGCCGCGCGGTTGGTTTTACAAACACGTTAATCGGAAACCTTACGACTAACGGTAACACACTCGTAACAAATTTAGAAGCGCCCGTGTATATGAGTCTAAGCGCGGACGCTTATGATACCCACGGCCTGATAACAAATTCGTTTTTCCTTTCACGGGGTATGGGTTATAGAACTTACACCGCTTTTGATAACGCGTATAAAGCTGTTATTGATTACGCGGTCGCTCAGGGTTACGCAGTACCCTCAGCGTCTGTTCAGTTATCACAAAGCAAACTCGTGTATGATTTAAAGGCCGCGGGGCTTTGGGATAAGTTAGACGTCTTTTATAATTTCCTTACTAACGGGGATCATAACTTTGCAAAAATAAATTGGAAGAGTCCGGGCGCGTTTCAGGCGGTGGGCACAGGTCACGAACCAACGTTTACCCCCTTTGTTGGTTTCAAAGCTAACGGGTCATCGCAATACCTTAGCACTCAGTGGACCCCGTCTGTTAACGGTGTTAATTATAAAATCGCTAACGCGGGATTTTTTGCGGACGTACTGATAACGGTTGAAGCGTCTTTACAGGCTATCGCCGCGGTAATCGAACCGGGTATAATAGCACAGTTATACATTGATGCCACGGGTAAAATAGTTTCTCAGCTTAACACGGGCGCGGCTGTTACCGGGAGCGTGGTTCAATTAGCTACCTTTGCGCACGCTTATCAAATGAACCCGAACGCGCGTATCTATCAAAACGGGGTGCAATCAGTTACAGGCGCGTCGACGGGCGCGACCCTTAACACCTTTCCAATATTTCTATTAGCGCGTAACAACGCGGGTGCGCCTAACCTTTTCGGTAATGATACGATTAAATGTTTCGGAGCGGGCGACGCTTTACAGGGCAGCGAGTTAGTATTATATAACATTTGGAACCGTTACAAGGCCGGGCTGAGTTCGCGGACAGCGTACGAGGCTGTTATCGCGTACGCAACGCTTCAGGGTTACGCGTTACCCTCAGACGATCAGCAAATAATTCAAAATGAGTTAGTCGAATCTTTAATGGCCGCGGGTGTTTGGGATAAGTTAGACGTCTTTTATAATTTCCTCGGTAACGGGGACGCGGACTTTGCGCGGATTAACTGGAAGAACCCCGGTGTTAATCAGATAGACACAACGGCGAGTATATATACACCTAACGCGGGGATCAGGTTCTTATCAGATACACCGCTTAACTATTTGCCGGGCGGGGCTGATAACTATAAACAGGACGACGCCTCTTTAGCGGTTGACTTAGTAACAGCCGGGCCGGGCGGGGACGCCTTTGATAGCACGTTAATCGATAATTTTTCCGCGGCCTTTGCTCAGGACGGAAATGATTTTCACCTGCTATGGGCGTTAAATGATCAGACGATTAAGGATACAAACTTAGGGCGTTACACGTTCGGGTTTTACAGTCTGTTAATACAGCGGACCCCGGCAAATGATTTAACAGTATGGCGTGGCGGTTTCTTACAGGAAAGTTATAACGCGCCCGCGACCGGGTTACCTGTTAGCCCGTTTGCGTACTCAGCCGCGCCCCAAACGGTGCACCGTATGTTAGCAGCCGGGGGTTCGCTCGCGGGGGCTGAGGCTCAGTTAAACAGCGCGTGGCAGGTCTATGTGGGTTACTTCAGTCTATAAAAAATCCGCCCGGTAACGTTATCAGTGTGCCGGGCGGAATTTTGCTTCTATTTGTTTACGCCTGTCTATCGCGGCGATTAATTTTTTTTCCTGTCTCTTTGATAACGTTAGGGTATAGAACCCGGAGTCAGCGTATTTATAAAGCTGAGCGGGTGTTAAGAACGCAGCGAGTATTTCTGTAAAGTATGAGGCGAAGGCGTACTCCTGATAGAAACCACCGTGGCCTGTGTTATATAACTCAGCCCCGGTGGTAACATTTATAATCGTGTTATTCCAATGATCAACCGTTACTTTCATTTAATTTAAGTTTAACCCGGTCTGCTTATTAGATTTTGCGCTCATACGTTTAACGCGGGTGGTTTCATACTCTATATAATTCTCGTACATAGTAACCTCCTCAACAGCTAATACAAGCAAACGTTTTGCAACGTTTCTAATCGAGTGAGCCATGACATAGGAAATGTAAAACGTGGACCCCGCGTCCGGGCTCATTATAACAAAGCACTCGCGGGTGTGCGTTAGATTTACAACCGGGGTATGTTTGTTATATAACTCGTCGTAAACCTCAGGGCCTATAACGTGTTGCCCCGCTATTAACGTTATTAATTCCGGGACGTACTCTTTCAGAAAAGCGCGATTAAATTTTTTCATTTAAACTTTATGATTACACCAAACATCGGGACCGGGAAAATGTAAAGCCACCGTTTCTGTCTATCCCAAAAACAGCCGACCCATAGATCATACCAAGCGAAAATAAATTTTAATTTAATCGCGCGGGTCGCTTTTGACTCAGGGAAAAAATCGTCTGTAAACTTTTGTTTTTCCGCGGCTGTTTTCTCAACCGGATAATAGTGTATGGTACATTCATCAAACACAGCGGCCTCGTTAATGAGTAACGTTCCAACCGGGAGGCTGAAGTTACATTTTTTAAATTCCCATTTACTGATTAAGGCCGTGGCCGTTTCGGGTTTTTCATCCCCGCCTTCGATTTTGTTTTCGTGTTTGCCTAAGTACATAGGTAAATCTTTTTCATCGCCCTCGCCTGAGAAGCTCCCTATATAGGGTGGTTTTTTTTCGTTGCTCATAAAATTAATTGGTTAAAGTAAATCTTGCGCCTCTATACCGTCGAGGCTGTTAATCGTTTCTATTAAGTCAAACGGTTTACCCGCGTCGCTGAGCCACGCGGTTCCGTTCCAAACTAAGTAACCTAAATCGGCGTCCCAAACATGGTCGCCCGGCTTTAGTCTGTTATAGCGTTCCTGTAACAGGTTAACACCTGAGCCCCGGAACTTACCGCGCTTTAATTTGTGTTTCGCGAGGAGTGCGTGTAAGTGGTTTATTTTTTTCATTACGGATTAAATTTATCTTTTGCCATTAAGCTATACACAACGCGTGACTTAGTACGCCACCAACAACCACACACGGTGCAATGTATTTGTGAGTAAGCCGAGGGCGTTTGTTTGTAACCGTTAAACGCTGAATGATTACATTTAAATTGTGTAACCTCCCAATTTTTCATCCGCTCAGCGCGGGGGCCTTTACACTTACAGGCGGTGCCGCTGCTCATATAATAACGCTTTTAACGTTAGGGAAATACGCGCGGGCGATTAAAATTAATTCTGCCTCTGAGGGCTTTACCGCAAAATCAATCTTATGATCAAAGCGGATACCATTATAAACGTTAAAGGAAACAGTAAACACCTCAGGCGACGCCTTCAGGTCTAAAGACATATAGAAGCCGGTGGTAATACTCGCGTTAACTGTTAGCGCTTTACCGACTATACACTTTGAAATTTCCACGCGTCTTTCGCGGGTCAGGTTTTGAAATAGGCGCGCGTACTTTCGTAACTCGCCACCGTCAACCCCGGTTTTAATTTTCCGGGCGGCTGTTTGCGCGGGTAACGTTTCGAGCGTGTACTGAAGCCGGGCCGTTGCGATATCTGATTTACAAGCGGCTTTATAGCGAGCGATTTTTTTTGCTAATTTTTCCGCGGGCGTGTACTGTGTTATTGGTTCCATGTTTAACTGTTTATTAATTTGATTACCTCTTTAACTTTTGAAAGCGGGACCCGCATTACTTTGGTTGCCTCTTTCTTTTGCGATTTTTTTAGTTTCGGACGTCCGGCCCCTATGCGGGCCCCGCCTCTTTGTTCTTTTTTCATTTTGTCAGTGTGTCTATAAAGTTAAATAAATCTATAAGGTGCTCCGGGTGAATCATAACTTGGTCGTTATCTGTCTCTAAAAAAAACTCCCCGTCGTTTGATATGAACCCGATTTTCATTATCATACCCGTGCGGTAAATAGTTAACGATTTTTCATCCCCCGGCTCAGCGGTAAAAAAACCTTTTTTCGATTTTGCTGTCATAATAGTATATACAATTTATTTTTTCCTGTTAGAGTCATACCGCTAAAGGCTTTTATAAACGGCTGAGCTTGGGCGAACCTCTTTGCTTTCGTTTCGCCTGTAACCACGTACACGCGCCTCGCGGGAAACCCGGTTAAATGTGAAAACGTTATCATTGCTTTTTTTCGTTAGGCGTGTTAATGTGGACCGTTATCAGGTTAACCGCTTTCACCCCGTTAGTAAAACGTTTGTTTAGCCACGCGAGTAACGTTGGGGTTATGTTTGCGGCAAAGGTTATTTGTGTATGGGTCGTGGTTCCTGCTACCGCAAAAACTCTAACGTTAAACCCGGCAGCGTCAAGCTCAGCTTGCAGCCCGCTTCTAAAATCTTTACTTGTCATTTGCTTAATCGTTTAAGGGTTTAATATAAACTTTCTCCCCGTGTGAGCGGTAGTTAAACGCCACGCTTTGTACCTCTATAAATGTAGGGTATTTGCAACCCCTATATGGGGGGCGATTAATATTTGAGTTAATCGCATTACCTTTACGGTCTGTTAATAGGAATTTTTTCATTTGCTTAATTTTTTATTTTGGTCGTAAGTGTTTATTAATCGCTGATTCATTTTTTCGAGTAACATTAACGCGCGTACCCTTATAACATCTTTCTCCATGTTACTCAGCCCCGCGTTGGCAAGGTCAAATAGTAGATCGTACATGGCCGGAGCGTGACTGATCAAAACCATGTTACCTTTGCGCTCAGCGCGGTCGGCACCCTCAGGGGCGAGCGGCTGTGTTACTATTTCGTTAAAGGGGCCGTCCGCGCTCGGCATTACGAGGCTGTTATCATACTCTAAAAACCACGGTCCGGCTGTGTGTGTTAGTCTGTCCATTTTGTTTCTGTGTTTAAATCTGATACAAATATAAACGAAAGGTTTGATTATTTGTTACAGTTAGTTAACATTTATTTTTTGAAGCTCAGTACAAAGATTAACAGGGCCGCCTCCTCGGCGGTTTTGCGTTTCTTAGTGATCAGCTTTTTAATCGTCTTTTTCATAGTTTTTAGTTTAGGCCCCGGAGGTTAGTCCGGGGCTGAGTGTCTTAATCGTTTGTTACAGCCACACCGTGTTTACAGATATTATTCACTAACCAAGCCCGGCCCTCTTTGCTGTTAGTAACTCTTTGTTTACCCTCTTTACCGAAACCGTACTTGTAAGCCACCGCGTTTGAGGCTGTTAACGTTTTCAGGCGTGGTATCTGATTAAGATCAGCTAAGCCCTCAGGCGTTACATACTTACCGTAAACGATTAACATTTGGGTAAAGCCACCGTTATGTAAACAGCTATGGTAATTGATTTCCGAAAACAGGACCAACCCCTCAGCGATTTTATACTTAACATAAAACGTTTCATCCTCTTCAGAGTCTTTAAAAAACTCAGCGCCCTCGCGTTTGTTATAAGATAACACGCGCTCCGTCCAAACGCGGGGGTTGTACTCTTTAGCTGAGGAGTTAATTACCTGCTCAGCGGTTACTTCGGTCATTGTTATTAAGTCTTTCATTGTGTGTTTTTTGTTTGTCTTTAAATCTGATACAAATATAAACGGTTACTTTGAATATATGTTACAGCTAATCAAAAAATCTTTCAAAATACTTACGTCTATATAGCCCATAGAACCAGTAGACTAAACGGGAGCGGGCCGTACCGCTCAGAAAGGGGCTTTTTACCCCGCCCGGCTTACAGAAACCGGGTCAGGCTGAGCCCTCAGGCTTTGCCCTTATGTTTGTACGCCCGGAGCCGGGGGCCGCTGAGCGGGCCGATTTTGGGACCCCGGTTCCGGGCGGGCCGGGCTGATCTGAGCCGGGCACCTGTAACGTTATTACAGCGCTCAGCGGAAGCAAAAAAGCCGGGGCAAATCGCGCCCGGCTTTCTTTAACATATATACTTAACGTTATACCGCGATGTTTTCTATTTGCTCCCATTTCCAACCCGGCACGCTTTGCCCTGACTTTAACGCCTCTTTGATAGCGGCCCGGTCCGGAACTAAAAACTCGCGCGGGGTTAACGTTTCATCAACCGGGATAGCGGTCCACACCTTTCTAACCTGAGCGGCCCCGTTAATTACCTCTAACTCTTTTTGTTTCGCGATAACGGTTGTAACCTTTTTTATCTTACCCGACTCAAAGTCAGCGAGTAACTTTGCCTCTTTCTTTTTCTGATCCGCGAGGAAGGCTAACATTTTTTGTTTTACGCTTTGCTCCGTAAGCGCGACCGTTTCCCGGAAAGGTCTAAACAATGATTTGATATCCGCGATTACTTTTGTAAGGGGGGCGGTTAAACTTTTCTCCTTTGCCTCAGCCTGAGCGCCTAAGTCTTTAAGTAATTTTAACGTTAACCCGGCATTTTCAAAATCTGTTTGATCTGTTATGCTGAGGCCCGAAAGTTTTTTAATCGGGGTCTTTGCGTCTTTCTCTAACGCCTTTAAAACGATTAAGGCGTCCGCGTTTGGTGTTTTGCTGTCTGTGTTTGCCATGTTAGTTATTAGATAAAGGGATTAACGTTAACCGTAACGCGGTTACGTATCTGTTATTTAATTTACAGAAAGCCGAGGCGTCCCAATAAACAGGTTCGTAATTCAGGCCGTGTAAATAGTGATTTCTAAAAATTTCATTCATGTACTCAGGACAGGACTCGAACCTGTATAACTGTAAAGGAAAAAATACCGCTATATCTTTACAGCTTTTAGCGGATGTTCAAAGGCCGCTAAGCGTTTACCAATTTCGCCACCTGAGTGTAAAACCCCCGGCGATTAACCGGGGGATTTTTAACCGTTACCCGCGTGGGTAATTAAGTTACTTACTTCGGTTTAGTCAGTAATACCCGCGGCCTTTTTCACAAGGTCACGTACCCAACCCGACCATGAGCCCTCGCCCACTTTCGCATTTACCTTTTTCCACTGAGCCTCGGTTAACATCATATTGTTGCCGCGGGGCACCAACACCTCTTTGCTTTTTGCGGGCTTCTCAGCCTTTGCGGTTTTACCTTTCTTTACGGGTGTTTCTTTTTTTCCTTTTGCCATGACTTCTGTTTTTAAATTGGTTTTTGTTTTTGTGTCAGCGCTTACCGGGGCTAACTTACCGGGGTTAGATTTTGCCGCCTTAACCTTTGCGGGTTCTGTTTGCTCCTCCTCAGGAGCGGGGGCCGATTTTTTTTCTGTTACCCCGCGCGCCTTATTTGATAGTTTTGCTAAGGCCGCGTTTGTCTTTGTAGTTTTGGGTTCGTTACTAATCGGAAGTTCGTTACCCTTACTGAAAGCGGCCATAACGTTTTCGTTATCTTTCGCGGCTGTTTCGCTTACCTCACATTCGAGCGCGCTGTTAAGATTAACGTAAACGACCCGGCTTGCTTTTTTCGATTTGGCTTGCGCCTCTTTCCGTGCTGACTGTAAATCCATATTTATAATTGTGTTTAGTGTTTCTTATTAAAACGCGAAATAGATAAGCGTTATTTTGTTAGGCGACACCAACTCAAACTCTGAGGGGTGTAAACCCTCCGCGCTTGTACTCACAAGGTAGTAAGTGTTGCCCCCCTGTATAACTGTGTCTTCGACCGTACCTGTAACGGTTACGCTTTTACCGTTTCTGTCATTTGTGTAAAAATCGATTTTCGTTCCTGCTGTCATAGTGTGTGTGTCTTTGTTTACTTTGTTAATTGACTTCACAAATGTAATTCTATTAACGGGAACCGCAAGCGCGGGGATTAAATTTTTTTCAATTATTTTTTAATCGCTGTGTATCAGCGAGTTACGCGGGCTTTTTTACCCCCCGCGCGCGCCTTACCCGGTAAGCGTAACTCCTCAGCCTCTAAACGTTTACGGGTTTCCCTTATACATATAGAGCGCGAGGCGTGCCACCGGAACTCTAAGTAATATTTCTTTTCAAACGTCTTAATCATTTTATCTAAACCCTCAGAGGGAAAACGACGCTCCTCCCCGCGCGGGAAGTTTTTATTAATAAAATCGTTTCGCGTGCCCTCAACGTATACGGCTAACGTTATCCCGTGGTAAGCGGCCCGGAATAACTCGTGCTTAAAACGGGCGTTGCCCTGAACCAAAGTTCCGTATAGGTCTTGCAAACTTTTTCGTTCGATGTGAAAAACATTAAGTAAGCGGGTGGTTGTATAGTCCCCGACCGTTAGAGTCTTATAATTGTTTGACCAAAAGGGGCGTTGCTCGCGCGTGTCAGTTATAATTGTCATTGCACGTATTGCCATTTAATACCTTTTTGTATTTTAAAAATTGTACTTATACAAACGTGGTAAATAATTGCAAGCTCCCTTAACAATAGTGTCGAGGAGCGTATTTTACGAACGTCGCCCTCTGTTAGCTTAGCGCGGGAGCGCGCAGTTTGTGACATTTTCTTACGTGTCTCGTCTGAATGTTTTCTATGTGACATTTTCTTACGTGTCTCGTCTGAATGTTTAAACCCTGACAACCCCTCGCCCCCGTCTGTTAAATTTACTAACTCAAAACCCTGCGCCCGGAACTCTTTAATCGTTTTCTTTTCTAAGTAAAGCGCGTCCCGCTCTGATAACCTAACGTGCAGTTTATAGGTTGTGAAGCCTTTGTATTTACGTGTTACCCTTAACCACCACGCGCTTCGCTTACGGCTCAGCCATCTATCCCCGCGCCCCTTACCCACATAAAACGGTTTACCCTCGTGTGTGTGAACGTAAACATAATAATCGTTCATAATTTTTTTCTTATGTATGTTAACCAATATTTTAATTCACTTTGCGCGGCCATTAAACGCTCAGGGTAATCCCTGACATTAAAGATCATAACAGCGTGCGGCTTTTCCTTACATACTCCTATATAATAAAAATCCCTCAGCCCGGTAACAGCTAAATACAACGCGGCCTGTAAAAAATCCATTTCGTTTATAAACGCTTGCTTGTTACTCAGGCGCGTTGATTTTAAGTCAGCGACATAACTGTTTAGAACGTCTATATACCCTAACACGTTAACACCGTATAACATTAAAGAGAACGGCTGCTCAACCTTTGAGCCCTTTAATAAACGCGTTGCGATTACGTCTTTGTTTAGCGCGTTAACCATAGCGGTTAACTGCGCTTCCTCCTTAGGGCTTAACGTAAAAACGCGTTTTTTTTCCAACCACCGACTGTGTAACTCATTACCAAACGGACCCCACGGGCCTTCGGTGTAACCGGGTAACTCAGCGTCCCGGACTTTCTTTATAGAGGAGTATGAGGCGTAACCCCGGTTCCGTATGTATCTAATCGCGGGGGCTCTATCGTTAAAATCTACTGTAGGCATTTTTCTTTTTCATAAGTTACAATTTGATTAACGGACGCTTTAATAATCGTTATAACATTTTCCGTGTAATACTGAAGCGATTTTTCATTATCGCCTAACTCAGTAATAATAGTAATCGTTTTGGTCCTGACTGTAACGGTTGCCATACTTAAAAAAATTTTATAAGGTTCTTAACTGTAATACCTAAACGCTCAGCGAGTTTAACCTCCTCAGTCATACCGGGCGAAATAACGTCCCCGGTTAGCCATAACTCTTTAACGCACCCGCTTTCCAAAATTGCTATATTATTTTTAATCCCGCGCGCCCTGTCAGCGGGGTCGCTATCGTCTAAGCTAACAACGTCTGCGTAATACGGTGCGAAAGGTACAACCCCGTCGCCCCCTTTGTTTATCTTTCTTATTATACGCCTGAGGTCTGCGAGGTTTCCTGAAACGTTACCCCCTACCGCGTGGGCAATGTAAACTATTTTCATTTGCGATTATTTTTTGCTTTGTAGAATTATTTTCCCTGTGTCATAAAAAAAGAGGCGGTATAACCCGCCCCCTTTAACACACAACACACAGTACCGGGCGTCCGATTACTTAAATACGTACTCGGTAACCTCTTTGTCCTCAACGTCCCACGGGTCTTCATTTTCGTAAAGACTATCTAACGCACACGGTTTCTCCTGAGCCGCTTTGATCAAGTCTTTACTTAACGCTTTTTTGGGTGAGGGTGTAACAACGTATTTCGTTTTTAACTTTTCACCTTTTTTGTTAATGTTAATATCATAACTAAAAGGCATACCCCAATCAGGATTTGCGGTTAAGGCTTTGATCGCCTTAATGATACTTTGCTGAGTAATCTCCCAAATCTTAACCTCCCCGTCCTCATGGTCGATTACTACCACCGCCATAAATTTTTTCGGCTGATTATCTTTTTCGTAATCGGCCTTATTTGGTTCATCGTCTATTTGAGTACGCGCGGGTTCTTTATCGCCTTCCTCATTTTCGTTCCACGCGAGCCAGCCAATGATAGGCTTTGTAATAATACGGACTTTACTGTCCCCGGTGTCAGGTTTAAAATAATTGCCTGAGCCTGATGCGACCACATCGTCTGAAATAAAATCAGACGTTTCTGCTTTACCCTTTGCGGGTTTTACTTTTGTTTGTTTTGACATTTTGTAAATTGTTAAATTGTTAATTTGTTACTGCGGGCTTTATTACCCGGCTCACAAAAGTAACAAAGTTTTTCATACTGACAAGCCCGGTTGTAAACTTTTTTTCCCGTTCCTATATATTAAGGAGCCGGGACCGGGGGTGTTTGGTTTCTAACGGTAAACGTTTATATTTGCCCCCTTAACTTTAAAAAAACATTATGACAAAGACAAAGACAAAGTCCCCAACACCGGGGCGCAAAAAAACTATTTCGTTTAAGATCAAAGACGAGGACCGCGAGGCGGTTACAGACGCGGTAAAAACGTTACTCAAAAAGAAAGGTTACAGGTTTAACGGTAAGCAATGATTAAGTACATAGCGTTAGACATAGAAACAATTAATCTGCACCCTTACGGAGGTACGATTTGGTTGATAGGTTATTGCGACGCCTCTTTAAACGTTAAGGTCGTCGCTGACCCAAACGGTATAAAAACGTGCCCGCCTGATTTGAAACGTATACTTGAGGACAAAAACATTTGCAAAGTAATTCACAACGCGCTTTTTGATATACCGTACATAGAGTTGACGTTGGGAGTGCGCTGTGTTAATGTTTGGGATACTATGGTTTGCGAAAAAGTTATTCAGGGGGTAACGGCAGACGACCGTAAGGTTAGCGAGGAATTTAAAATCGTTCACAGCGCGAGCCTCAAACATACGTTAAAGCGTTACGGTTTCCCGGTGCCTGATAAGGACGTTACAAAACAGTTTATTAATCGCCCGAAAGGAAAAAAATTCTCGGCTGAGGAGTTAGAGTATTTAAAAGACGATGTTAAATACCTGTTACCGCTGCGAAAGGCTCAGGAGTTTATTCTTACGCGGGATAAGCTATTAGAGGTCGCGTTATTAGATAATAAAGTTATAGAACGCGTTGCGCGTATGAGGGTCCTCGGCGTTGGTGTTGATAAACAAAAGTGGTTAGAGGTCGCCGATCAAAATTTGCAAGAGTATAATCGCGCAAAGGCGTCGCTTCCTGACAGCGTAAAAAATTGGAATAGCCCGGCACAGGTTAAACACTATTTTAAACAGCGGTGGAATATAGAAATTGATTCGCTGACAAACATCAAAAAAATTTTCCTTAACACCCGTAACGCTATGCTCGCCCGGTTTATCATAACGCGAGATATGTACTCAGACGCGACCGGGTACGGGGCGACATGGCTATACCGGGAGGACGGTAGCAGTACCATAGACCCGGACGGGCGTATACGCGCCGATTATGATATAAGCAAAAATACCGGACGCCTCAGTACAAGCAACCCTAATCTGTTAGGCTTACCGCGCGAGGGCTCCCAACGTTCGGCTATCGTACCACGTAAGGGTTATGTATTTGTTATCGGCGATTTTGCCGGACAGGAAATAGGTATAATGGCCGCGGCCTCAAAAGAAAAGTTGTGGATAGACACGTTGCTCCGCGGGGATGACGTACACAGTTTAATGGGTTATATGTTTTCACCTGAGCGGTGGATAATGACAACGCAAAAGGGCTGCGCGTTTCCAAAAAAATGTAAGTGTGAGGGGCACGGGTCTATCAGAGCCCCGGCAAAGGAGGCTAACTTTTTACTCGCGTACGGGGGCGGTCCCGGTAAGCTGATAGAACGTATTATAAAAAATATGTTTGCCAAAGGTATCCCAACCGAAAAAGTAATCGGCACGCTTATGAGTGAGAAAGAAGCTAAACGTTTTGTTAAGCGGCACAAAGGCGCGATTAAAAATTTAGTACGCTATTTAGATCGCAACGGTAAAGACGCGCAAAAAACTGGTGTTAGTTATTCCGCGGACCCTTATAGGCGACGTCGGGTTCTCAAAGGCGAGCAAGATTGGCAAATCAGAAATCAGGGAATGAATAACCCTATACAGTCAGCCGCGGCAAATATGATTAAGCTGGCAATGATCAGTATGCCTGAGATATATAACATCGTGTTACCCTTTCACGATGAAATTGTTTGCGAGGTTCCAAAGGCTCAGGCTAAAGCGTGTGTTAAAGCTATGATTAAAATTATGGAAGACAGCGCGGATTATATAACAGGGATTAAAGGTATTATCAAAGCAGACGTGCGCGTGCAGTCTGATTACACGAAACACTAAACAAATAAATACAAAATGAAAAACGGAAGTAAAAGAATTACGTGGAAAAGTTACCGGGTTGCTTTAAAAGATATTAAGCCAACGCCTAATAACTATAAGATTAAAACAGCCTTAGGGCAAGAGCGATTAAAACATACGTTAAAAAACTTTGGCCTTGCAGGAACTGTTATCTGTAATTGGGGCGGGCGTTTCGGGGATATACACAACGTTATCCTTATAGACGGTAACAGCCGCGTAACTGAGGAGCGGGAAGCCGGGACAACGTTTATCGAGGTCAGCTTACCGGACCGCGTGTTAACCGCTCAGCAGTATAAAGAGTTTTCTGCAATGATAGATTTTGCCAAAGCGGGCGAGGTAGACATGGAAAGAATAGAAAAAGAAATCGGGACCACAAAAAGTTTTTATGAGAATTACCACTTAGAGCCCCCGGTTGATTTGCTTAATAAGTTAGGGGCAAACGCTCCCAAAGGACCAAAGCTAAAGGAAACAGAAACAGCCGCGCCCCCGGTAGAAACAGACGAGCGTGCGGTAACGTTATACTTTACGATTAAAAACGAGGCTATCTTTCGTAAGATGGAGGAACGTTTAAAAGCAAAGTTTAAAACGGTTAGTACTTCGGATACAGTCTTCAAAGCGTTTAAAAAATTGTTATGAGGTATCAGGGAGGTAAACACAGGACCGCAAAGGAATTAATTCCTATCATAACAAAAAATCGCCGCCCGGATCAAGTATATGTAGAACCGTTTTGCGGTGGGCTTAACACAGTTATACAGGTAAGCAACCCGCGGATAGCAAACGACTTTCATAGTGATCTAATCGCTATGTATAAAAAATTACAGCAGGGGTGGGTGCCCCCTATGTATATAAACGAGGACGAGTATAGACACATCGAAAAATTCGGCGAGCCTCATTTAAAAGGTTTCGTTGGCCACGCGTTTTCGTTTGGGGCTAAGTACTTCGGGACGTTTGCCCGCGGGATCAGAGGTAGAAAAGAAAATTGGAAGGGGCACTATGAAAGTATAACGCTGAGGGGTAAGGAGTCATGGGGCGGGGTAATGAAAATGGTCCCGTTAATAGAGGGGGTGGCGTTTCATAACGTTAGTTACGAACAGCTGCGTATCCCGCCTCGCTCACTCATATACTGTGACCCCCCGTATAAGGGCACCGTTGGATACGGTAACAGCTTTAACCATAATCTTTTTTATGATTGGTGCCGCTTACAGAAAGCAAAGGGCCACGATATTTTTATATCTGAGTATCAAATGCCAAAGGATTTTAAATGCGTTTGGTCAAAGACTATACAGGTATCCTCCACCGTACACGGAAAAGGAAAAGCGACAGAAAAATTATTCACATTATGAGAAACAGGAAAAAAATAATCCGCGAGATGAGGGAGCGCCGATTAGCACACGACCTTAAAAATACGCTGCCGGGTAACATAACGGTGGTCCCTATTCTTTACCGTAACGAGGCGGGTACTTTAAAACCGTTTACGCAATTTGAATTACCCGCACCGGTAAATAAAAATGTTAACGTTAAGAGATCGTTAAAAAATATCCAAATTCTATATAAATAAACAATTAACAAAATGAAAAAAATTATTGATTCACGTAATGGTAAGCCGTGGGACGAGGTCCCTTCCGATACGCAATTTGAATTACCCGCACCGGTAAAAATTATTGATTCACGTACTCACATTAACACGCTCAGCGATCTATGCTGTTACACGAGCAAAACGTTTTCTATTATCTTAGACGGTAATAACCTTAACGTTATCCGGGAGCGCGATAAGCAAATTATAGAAACGGTCGAAATAGGCGAGAATTTTCTTGTGATCGATGTACGCGAGGACGCTTTGGAAAAGTTCCGCGCGTTAAAGGAAAAATATATTTTCGATTACGATAACGTTTTATAACTATGAATTTAAATATTTGTAGATTCGGCAAGGCTCACTATGGTAAGCCGTGGGACGAGGTCCCTTCCGATTATTTGCGTTGGATGTTAGAAAACACAGCCGGGTATAATACAGACATTGCCCGCGCTGAGTTAGCCCGGAGAACGCGTACGCTGTTTAACTTTCAAACGCTTACACCTGAGCAGCTTAAAGCCGGGACCCCTATGATAGCCGGGGATAACGTTGGTATCATAGGCGCAGCGGGCTGCGGAAAGAGTTACATAATAAAGCAAACGGATAACAAGTTACTCCTCTGTCCCACGGGTATAAGCGCTATTAACGCGGGGGGCCAAACGTTCCACAGCTTTTTCCGTATAGACCCCGCGGACCCGTTAGTGATGATTAAAGTTAATATTAACATAACGGAAAACATGGTTGTGTTCGATGAAATCTTTTTTACGTCCCCGGTCCTGTTAGATAGTATTTTAACACAGTACCCAGCGTTATTGTCTAAACAATTAATTTTTACCGGGGACCCGTATCAGTTACCCCCGGTTAAGTATAAGAAAGAGGAGGACGACGACTCTGAGTATACGGAAGAAGAGGAAGAGTTAATCGCCTCTAATATCAAAACGTCAAAGGGTACGTTGTTTGACGTATTAAAGAAACATGACATTAAGGTGCGGTGGGTTGAGTTACATAACTCGGTCCGTCATAAAAACGATTTAGTTTTCGCAGACGCCCTTAGCCGTATAAGAGTCGGTGGCGCGACCCCGGATGACTTAACGTTACTAAACACCCGCGTAAGCGTGCCGCCTGATAACGCGTTAGTGCTGACCTTTCGCAAAGCGTTAGTTAAACGCTATAACGAGGCATACCTCAGCGGGTTTGATAACGTGGTAAGTTATGAGGCCGTGGCGTTTGACTTAGTACCTGAGGAGAAACGCGAACTCCCGTGGTACATTAAAGAAAAAAAATCGTTACGTAAACCCCCCGCGCCTTTCCGGGTCGCGCTTAACTGTAACGTTGTAGTTTTGTATAATGATTTACAGGCTGAGGGTAACCGATTTGTGAACGGAGACTTGGGCGAGGTTACCGGGTACGATGCAAAACATATTTTCGTTAAACTGTTACGTAACGGGGAGACGATAGCGTTCGGGCAAGATCATATTTGCAAAGGGAAAAAATACATGGGGTACAAAAATTTTGGCTTAGCCATAGCAAAGGCGATGACAATACATAAGTCACAGGGGTGCACTATATACGGTAACGTTCACATTCACATTGACGAGTACCTCGCAAAAAAATGGCCCGGTGCTTTATACACAGCTATAAGCCGCTGCGGGACCTTAGCGCAGGTAACATTTAATCAGGCAGTTAAGAAAGCGTTTTTAAAACAAAAACCTTTTGCTTACTTTAACAGTCCGGAAAACGAAAAAATTAATTCTTAAAAAATAAATTCGCTTATGAAAGTAGCAATGTTTAGAAAGACTGATAAAGGTTATTACCGGGCGAAGGCCCTCGACCTGTTTCGGTTTCTACAAAACCACACCGAGGACGAGAAAATAAAAGCGTACCGCAAAACGAAAACCAAAAAAAATCCTAAAGGCGATCAGGAATTAAAAAGGAGTATAAAAGCGTTCATGCCCTCAGGGGATTACGGGGCGGGCGTGGCCCGGTCAAAAAATAGTAAGTTAGAAATTGAAACCGGGTTAGTTCAGTTAGACTTCGATATAACAATTACACGCGCTGAGGTTGAGAAAATTTTTAACAGTTACAAAATCATAGCGGTCGCGGGTGTAAGCTGTGGCGGTAACGGTTTTTATTTGCTGATCCAAACGCCCGGTGCTGAGGGTTACGAGGAGTATTGGCAAGCGTTATGCGCGTACTTTAAAAGCGAGACAGGTTATAACGCGGACCCGTCCGTATCCTCAGTAAATGAAATACGTTACGTTTCATTAACAACCGATGTTTTAATTCGCGAGAAGCCCACCGTTTGGAAAAAGAAAAGTAAGAAAGACGTAAGCCGTTTTGATGCGGTACGTATACCTCGGAACGGTACGCTGATAGAACCGGATACGTTTAATTTGCACTACGTTGATTTAGTTTCCATCATAGGTTTAAATAACAGTAACGGCACGCCCTTAGAGGCGGTGCAAAATTATTTTAAATCGTCTATGTTTGCGCCTGACTCACATTTAAGGAAAGCAAAGCCCGCGGAAATTTCTGCAATCTGTGAACGTATTTACACCCGGTACGCTGAGCAACACGGCGAGGCGATCATACCTTTGTTATTAACGGATCATAAAGTTAGCCTTCCAAAGTTAGACATACCTAAGGACGCCACGCAAAGATACATCGCGTTGCTTGTAGTAAAAAATATGTTCGAGTCATATATGATTAAGACAGACGCAAAAACACGGGTAACATATAAGTTCACGGGGGCGTTTTGGGAAGAGATAAGCGACCATGACTTACGAAATTTTTTATCCTCATGCGCTGACGCCTCAAACGCGCCCCGCGATATAATTGAGTTAAAAGATTTCCGCGACCTTATGTTAAACCAATTAAAGGACACCACCTCTATAACGTTTACCACCCCGGCTGATATGTTTAACTTAAGTAACGGGGTTTTAAAATTTTCCGGGGGCAACGTTACTTTCGTTGAGCACTCAGCCGAGTACCTGTTTACATATATTTTAGATTATGAGTACCTCCCGGACGCCCCCGCGTCTGATTTGTTAGAAGCGTTTTTGGAACGTACTATTCCGGACGAGGCCTCGCTCGTTTCGCTCTTTCAGTACATAGGCTCGGCGTTCTCTGATATAAGGGTGGAGTTGTTTCTGATTATTTTAGGTGGCGGGGCTAACGGAAAGAGTACACTCGTAAACCTGTTAACCTCATGCTTAGGCGGGGCGGTGGGCCGCTATAACTTAGATACACTAACGGACGTAAACCCTGAGATCGCGGCAAAGGAAGCCCGTAACATTTACAACCGGGTCCTCGCGGTAGATACTGAGTCGTCGCGTATTAAGGACCCCCGGCTGTGGCGTAAGCTGATAAGCAAGGAGCCTGTAAGTGTTAAATTTCTTTATAAGGACATTTTTGAAACTACAAATTACGCCCGGCTTATTTCCTGTATGAATGAAACGCCTTTCATTGACACCTTAGAGGGCAGCGCGAGGCGTGTGTTAGCTATACAAACAGGGCGGTCCCTTAAGCGGGAGGAGTACGATTTAGAAATAGATAAAAAATTAAATCGCGAGCGACCCGCTATGCTTAACCGTATTATAACCGGGTATAAAGAATTTCATAAGCAACGCGGGGTGCTCAGCGTTTCCGATGAAAGTAAAACGCAGACGATTGAAATCTTAGACGAGTTTAACTTAGTAATACAGTTTATGAAACATAAGCGTTACTTCCTGATCGCCCCGGTGGCCGATACCTCGAATAAAACTACAAAGCCTGAGAAATATTTAAGCACAAACGCAAAGCACCTAAAACGTTTAGAGAAAGATGGCGCGGTGGGTGGTATAAAGCATTTAACCCTTGCGGAGTTATATACTCAATTTGTAGATTTTTGCGAGGACGAGGGCATACATAAAACAAAAATTTATACTAAGCGATTATTTGTAAGACGATTAAAAACCGTTTCGCGTGTACCTTACAGCAGCGAGGAGGGTGTTATACATAACTATTTAGATTGGGAAACCGGGACGGAACGTTACCCGTTAGGTCAGATAACAAAATTTAACGACTAACAGTATGAGAAAATTAACGAAAGCGGAAAAAGAAAATTTCATCGCGTGGTTTCTTACCACCGCGGTGCGCTCAGACGACCCGGAGGCTGAGTCAGTTTATAGACATACCGTTGCTATCATTAAGCGAAAGCAGGACGAGGGGTTTAAGATGAAAACAAAAATAGATTTATTCAAGCACCGCTTACCCGGCACCGCCTTTGCTGATATAAATTTTATGTTTGCGGTTTACTCATATTATGTAACCACACCACCCCCGCCTGACATTCAGGAACGCTTGGATGAAATACAAGGCGATTATGAGGAGGCGGTTGCGTACGCTGAGGTGGTACGCGATAACGCTTTAGACAGCGCGCGGCAAAAACTTAACACCTTAGCAAGGGAAGCCGCTGTTCGTAACGGGGTTAAAGTACCCGCGCTCGGCCCGGTTACGTTAGAGGCGATTAAAAACTTTGACGCTTCTAAGTGGCCAACGCGCAAACAGATAGAGAAAATGATGGCCGAAAAACGGGGGCGGCTATGATGTTAGAACATATACCCAACGTTATGAAAACTCGCGCCCTTTACACACTAAACCGAAAACAAAAAAGCGGGTTTTTAGGGGCTCTGAGGGTTAGGCATTTCGCTTTAGGGAGGCGGTTTTTCGGTTTAGCAGCCGCGCGCGCTGAAATGTGTATTTTTAATCGTGGTTTCGGGGGGCGGTTTTTCGGTTTAGCCAACCCCCTTTCGATTTAGGGTTTAGGGCTTAACTGCCTGATAATCTGAGTCGCAAAACCCTAAACCCATTTTTCTTAAACTTTTAGAAAAAAAGAATAGTAAGTAAGTAATCACATATTTACCACTGGTATAAAGATTAGCGGCCTGTTTTTTAGATTTCGGTTTATGACTGCTTTTTTGCCTTACGGCTGTCTGACACGTTTTCCGGGAAACATCGCGATAAAAATCATATACCCAACGTTATGTTATGTATCGCGCCTTGCGCTTTCGCGTTATACACGTTACAGCCGGGGGTGCCGGGGGATGTTTTAAAATCGTATTTAAATTATTAAGTTTGCGTATGAATAGAAAGTTGTTAAGCCCTGAAGAGTTAGTTACAGTACGCGCGTTAATCAAGCGGCACCTGTGTACTATGTACGAGGTTAAGCGGGGCGTGGTGTATCTGTTATTTAAACATTGGTGTTACATACGCCCGGAGGCAGACGCAGGGCGAATTAAATTGTTTGTTAATAAAAAATTAAAGGACGGTTACTATTATTTAACTGAGATATGAGCAAAAAGAAAAAGCCAACGCGCGATGAAAAGGTTTTCAAAGCGCGCCTCGACAAACAGTTAGATCGTTACGGTTATTACGCGGGCACGTTTCTACCGGGTACTGAGTTAACGGAAGGGTTGCCCGATGACCCTAAGATCGAAACAGTTATTAAACAGGTGTTACGCGCTCACACACGTTCATCGCCTGACCCAACCGTTGTTAAGATCATAAAGAAACAGGTGCGCAAAGCTGAGGCGGGCGATAGAAAGGCCGCGGAGTTTTTGTTTGACCGGGCTTACGGTAAGCCTCAGCAAACGGTTCATGTAGACACGCCCGCCCCTGTAACTATTAATCACATGGTTATAAGTATAGAGGAGGCAAAGGTTATGAGGGGCGACGGGTAAACGTTATCCGGGTTACTGTTACGGGCTCCGGGCAAATTTCCGGGGGCTCAGGTAAAAAAAGTCCGCAAATGTTTTGTAGGTCCTAATTATTTTGTACTTTTATTTTATGGTAAACCCCCAAGTTAATGGGCAAAAAATAACCGGGTGCGGCTGTAAGGCCACACCGTATAAGGCAACGTTAATCGCGTTGCCTTTAACGTTTTATAACACTTAAAGCAAAAGCAAAATGAAAGAGCCTAAACAATTACAGCGCGCCCTCGGTATGGTAGGGGTTAGCGTTAACGAAGAGCAAAGCGCGTTAGTCTTAGCGTTTATGGAAGTCTTAGATCGCAAAGGTCAGGCGACCACGTTAGGGGATATAGAGTTAATCGGGCAGCGTATACGAGGCGAGTACGCAGCTAAAGAGTCTATCGTTAAGCCCGGAGCGGGCGGTCGGACGCTTAGTATATAGGCCGACATGGGCGCGATTAATTTTTCCTATACACCCGCGCAGGACTTAGTATTTTTCAAATCGAATAAACGGTTCACGGTTGTAACGAAAGGTCGCCGGGCGGGTTTAACACGCGGGGCTGCTCAGGCGTTCATTGAGTGGTCCCACGGTAGTAACCCCAAGCGTTTGCTTTGGGGTGAAACGATTTATAGTAACGTGCAACGGTATTTTGATTTATACTTTAAGCCGTATTTAGATTTACTCGCGCCAAGCTCATGGTCATGGTCACAGAAAATAATGCAGCTGACTATTAACGGGACCGTTATAGATTTCCGGTCCGCTGATAATCCGGAAACATGGGAGGGCTTTGGTTACCACGTTATCTATTTAAACGAGGCCGGGATTATTTTACGCAACCCTGATCTGTATAAAAAAACTGTGTTACCTATGTTAATGGATTACCCTGATAGTAGGTTAATCGCCGCGGGTGTGCCTAAGGGAAAAAAATTGCGTAACGGGGAGCCGCACCCGTTTTATGAACTTTGGGAGCGCGCGTTAAACGACCCCGCGTATATACGTTATAACTTTAGTTCATACGATAACCCGTTTCTTACAGCCTCAGACATAGACGAGCTTGTAAGATCATTTGATGAACAAACAAAGTTACAGGAAATCGACGGGCAGTTTATAGACCTGACAGACAACCCGTACTTATACGCCTTTGAGTCAGTTAAACACGTTGTTAAAAGTTATACGCCCAACCCCTCGCAACCTATATGGCTGGCGTTTGATTTTAACATCGAGCCTAATAGCTGTATTGTAGGACAGCAGCCCGATTATTACAGCGGGGTGGTATTTGACGAGGTAAGCGTTAAGGGGTCGACCACCGAAGTTTGCAATCAGATCATAGCTAAATATTCTCATTGGCTTAACAAGGGTTTGGTATTTGTTACCGGGGACGCCACGGGAAAAAATCGTAATGCTATGAGTGGCGAGACGACTAACTACCTGCTAATTAAAAAGGCTCTTAACCTCAGGGACTATAACTTAAAGGTTTCGCAATTTAACATGGTGTTAAAAACATCGCGTATCCTGTGTAACTCTATACTAAGCAAAGGCGAGGTGCGTATTACGGAAAACTGTAAACAGGTTATTGCGGACTGTTTGTTAGCTAACGTTGATACAGGGGGCGAACTCATAAAGGACAGCGGCTTACACAAGTTTGACTGTTTGCGTTATCTATTAGAAAAATGGTTTCCTGATTTCGTTGATAAAGGACATAAGTATACCCGGCCCGGTAAACCACCACCGCCCTCAGCGTTGGAGCGGTCTGTAAGTGAAAAAGAAAAATTAAAACCTGTTATAAGATGAACGCGATTAAATTAAAATTACTAACGGATGAATTAAAAGTTGCTGACCGGGACGTGGCCGCGTTGACTAAAGAGAAAGCGCAGCTTGAGCTGTCCTACAATACAGCTATTGTGGCTGCGCTGACTAAAGAGAAAGCGCAGCTTGAAAGGGCGTTAGAGAAATTAAATGCTAAACGGGTTAAGTTACTTGATAAACTCGCAAAAGAAAACGGATGTTAACTGAGGTTATATTAAAACGGTGGCGGGCGTTGGGGTTAGTGGCGGATATACCCTCAGCGTTGGAAAGGGAAATGGCACACGAGGCTGCGGTTGCTTTGCGTATATTGCAGGACTCAGAGCGCGTGTTTGAGATTAGCTGGCGATTTGTTTTTTGTTTCATCGCGTTGAGCGCGTTTGTTATTTGGTGTATGTTT